CTTGTAGCGACCTGACCTTGAACAAAGTTAATAGCCATAATAGCTCCTTAATTAAGGGAGTTTACAAAAAGTAAACTCCCATGTGGTTGCTATTAAGCGCCGGCAGAGCCGTACAGAGCGCGAGGATCGGTTGCACCGAACGAATAACGGCCCGTAACCTTGAACTTAGCGTTCTCGGTGTCGAAGTCGTTGTCCATGTCGAATGCATCGCCACGACGCTCGAAATACTTCATGCCATTCTTAACGTCGGTACGAATGAACCAAGCATCGGTATCCGTCAGGAAGTGGTTGGTCACCGTTGAGGGGATCAGACCAAGGTCCTTAAGGGCGTTGAGGTCGTTGTTGTTTGTACCAACACGGCCATCTGAGCCAAGGATACGCTTTGCTTCAAACATCAGTTGACGAGGAATGACAAGCGATTCCGGACGAACAGCGATCAGAAGACCACGGTCGTTTGTGAAACCGGCAATGTCGATACACGCTTGTTCGAGCGCCGCTTCTGAAAGGTCAGCCGCAGTGCCAAGGATGTTGGACCAAGTACCGCCCGCGAAGTTCGGGTGGTCTGATGCAAGTAGGGTCTTGCCATCACCATACGTCGGGTTACCAGTGCCAACGAACGCCTTGTTATAGATGTTCGCAGCAATGATTTCCTTAGTCTGACGCGCAGCAAAGGCTAGGCCTTGTGCCTTACGTTGACCAACGACGTCGTACTGGTCGTCTTCCATGATTTCACGAGTGATAATGAAGCCCGAAGCGTACACAACGTGCGTATAGCGCGTGGTGAACGTCTGACGTTCGCTATCATACGTGACAGGCGATGCCTCTTCCTTAACGGAGAGCAGGCCAACACTTGAAATGCCGACATCTTCTTCGAACTGACGTGACGAAGAGAACGTGTCGAAAAGCTTTGTATATTCGACGGGATACTCGTTGTAGGCCTTACCATACCAAGCATTGACGCCGGGCCAGAGGGCCTTTGTGAACGAGCCACTATTAATCGTAGACATTTAGTTGCTCCTTTCTTTAGACGCCAGCTACGCCGGTAGAACTACCGAGCTGATGGTTGTTGATCTTAACGAGATACTTAGCCGAAGCCGAAGCGTTGTCGTTATCTGCCCGTTGGCTGAAACCGACGACACGTAGCGGCAGGGTAGCCGTAGTAGCGAGGGTACCAACGTCAGCAGTCATACCAGATTGACCCGTTGTGGTCGAGCCAGCCGCGACAGCGATGTTAACGTTGCTGTTAACGTCACCGACCGCAGGCGTGCCGTTCGAGGTTTGAATCTCGAAGACAACCATAGGATCATCAACGACCCAACAGTAACGGCCAGTTGAAGCTAGACGGTGCTGTGAGCTATTGAGGTTGGTTTGAATAGGTGCGAAGCCAACAATCGCGCCGAGAAGCGCGTTGGTAGCGGCGGCCTGAATAACTGAACCGACGCCCTTGGCGGAACCGCCAGAAGCTGCGGGGTCACCCGTGCCGTCCATTTTAACGAAGTCACCGATAAAAGTAGCGGTGGCATCGCCAGAGGGAATAAAGTAAAGGTTAGCCTGACCATTCCAAGCAGCCCCGTTGAGGTACTTGACTGGACGAGCGCCATTTACCCGACTCGTATTAGCCATGTAAATGCTCCATGTTGTCCTCTGGCGTTAATAAGGGATTAGCCTTGAGAAATCTCTAGCTTGTTACCCTTGTAATCACCAGTAGGTTTGATTGATTTTTCAAGCTCGCGAACCTGCTGTAGTTTAGCCTCTTGGTCTTCATCGTAGTATTCCTTAAGAATCTTCATGACAAAAGCTTTGTCGCCCTTGCCAACGGCCACTTGGGCCTTGCTTCCTTCGGAAGACACGCGCTCTACGCGCTTGTCGCCTACCTTAACCTCTGATGCTTCACACACCACGTAGCCAGCTTCTTCGAATGCAGCGATCCGGTCACCCGTGTCGTTAACAACTCGATAGACATAATTCGGGTCCTTGTTGGCGACGGAAAGAATGTTCCGCTTGCCAATAGGAGTCCGCTTGACACGCCCGCTTGGGCTCTTCGCAATTGTCTCTTTAGTCATGATTATAGCCCCTTCACTTTCTTAAGTTCGGCCAAATATTCCTGTTCGGTCATTACGCCCGAGCGCACGATCTTTCGCATAATTTCTCGCTCACCATCATCAAGTGCAACGGCCTTGCGTTGTACTGACGTTCCCGACCTGCTTGAACTCTCGACAGCATTGGGTCGTTCACGATTTGGATTAGTAAACTTGTGGGGGAAAGCCTCACGGATTTCCTGTTCCACAATCTTTAGTACCTCTGTAGGACTCATGCCAGCAGCACGGTGATCTAGGCCAATTCTGTCGGCCGCCGCGCGCATAACCTTGTCCTTCATGTACCATGAGTTCCGTTCAGTCCACGCCACGAATTCGGGCGGGGGACCTGAGGGAATATCAGGGATGGCAACTTGGGACTTCTCTTCCTTAATCTGGTCGATTTGGTCCTGAATCTCGAAGGCTTTTTCTGTTTCGCCTTCGGCTACTGCCACCTTCCGAGCCTCTGTTAGAGACTTAAGGGCACGATTGTATTCATTCTCCGCCACCTTGCTGTGATGCTGCTTTAGAGCAGTCAGCGCAGCACGAACTTCCTTAAGTTCACGGCTTTGAGTTTCAATCTTACCGAAGAGTTCGCCACGACGTACAAATTCTGCTGCGTCAATAAACTCGTCTTCGTTACCCTCAAACTGGTCCTTGGGCTTCCAGCCTTGCTCTACCGCCTTCTGTTGAATGGGGGTAAGCTCAGGGGCTTCTGGTTGCTCTTGGTCAGGTTGTTTGACTTCTTCTGTCATTATGCTTCCTTAACTACTGCGACGACATCTTCGTCGTTGAGGATTGCGTAATCCTCGCCTGTTTCTGGATCGGTTGTAAACTTACCGGCAAACTTGGCGAACAAGATTTCATCGCCAACCTTACACCATGCTTCGCCACCAAAGTCGCGCCAAGCTGTAGGGCCAATTGCTACTACCACTCCACGGTCAACCGAAGCGTCTTCTCGCTTCTTGTTGTCGTTAATCACTGTCAGTGTGGATAGAAATTCTGAGTGCTTCCTCATAATCTCGTCCACTTGCTCTTGCTTGAAAGGCTTAACTAGAAGCCGGTGTCCACAAGGGGTCATAGAGTCTCCTCTGCTTGAATGGCAAGAAGGTCATTAACTGCCTTGATGTAACCGACATATTCTCGGTCTTGTCCGGGGTCCTTACCCGCTTGCTCTGTTAGATATTGAACTAAAACATCGCGTCTTGCCGCGAGTTCATTGAAAACTATTTGCGTGATTTGCTCGCGCTTCCAGCTTTCGATTGCGTCTTTGGCATCGCCTTCGCTTGTTGAATTGCTAATTTACCCTTCTCCTCTGTTTGAACCATTTGTTGCGCATGGCTCTCTGCGTTTTGCTGCATCGACTGTTGATGAGCATGTTCAGCACCAGCAATACGAGCCTCAGTCATTTGGTGGACGCTCTGAGCTTTCAGGGCACCCATAACGGCTTCGTGCTGCATCTTCTGCTGGTTGCTTTGAGCCTCCATTGCCTGCTTGAACTGCTGATCTCGCATGTCCATCTGGCGTTGGAAGGCATCATTCTGCATGTCTCGCTGAGCCTTTTGGTCGTCGGCTTGCTGCTTTAGTTGCAGCGCCATCACCTTAGGATCAGGAGGCGGAGGGGCGGGCTGGCCTGTCTGTTGGACAGCCGCTGAGAGTAGTTCGTCAGGGCTAGGTTGTTCCTGTGCTTCCATAACACGCTGGACAACCTTAGTGACGTCAAGTACGCCCGTGGGGAGGAGTTCCATGAGGCCTTGGGCCTTCATGAGCTTCTCTGTCTGAGTAGCGGTGCTAGGATCAGCACCCGGACATACATCGTAGGTAGAGTCGTCAAAGTCCTTAGGATCAATGGGCTGATCTACGATGGATTGATATTTGGCAGTGTCTAGATAGATGTTATTCAGGGCAAAGAGCTTCTTAAATTCGCTCTTTAGCGCCCTGTAAACCCGCTTGTAAACAGCGGTAAACACCTTCATTCCCTGCTCCACAGTAGCCATAGTGGTCGTTGCAGGGGTGTTCTGGCCGGGCATTTTGCCCGTGAAAATCTCTGCTACGCTCGCCAGTTCGCGACCACTGGTGAGTAGTAGTTGTGCCAGTTCGAGGAGGGTTTTGCTTGGGTCTTTAGCCGGCAAAGGCACGATTTGTTTTCGCAGATCGTCGGCAGTTGATTGGACTGTTTTCCACTCACCGGGTTGGAACTTCTGTTCTCCCATTCGGAGCTTGACTCCCTTGCCCAAGAATCCCGCTTGGAGATTGCTAATGGTCCCACTGTCGATGAGCTGGTTGATAAGGGTGTTAACAGATTCGTTAAGAGGGGCGAGAAGCAACCCAAAGCCAATGTCATAGAAGCCTCCTTCTGGATTGGGAATGAAACCAAACTTAGTGTAATACTGGATTGGTTCAATCTTGGCAAGCACTGTCTTGCCTTTACTATTTGTAATTGTCTCTATCGACTTGTCGTCGAAACGAGCAACGATGCGAAGCACCTTGCCTGAATAACGCTCGAATGTGACAATGTAAGGCTCGGCGTAGCCGTCCTCGTCCATGTCGTAGTATGTGTGCTGCTCAATGATGGCATACGGAGTAGCTTCATCCTTGGCAGGCTCATTGCCCATCTTGGTGAGCATAGGAACAGGATCGCCCAGATCGATGTCTAGGTAGAGCTGGCCCATCTGGCGTTCTTTGACAACACGCTTAGGGATTTCCAGCACTTCGCTAACACGCTCGGCTGTCTCTAGACTCTTGGCCCAATAGTCAACAACGAGGTTCTTAGGAAGAACAATTTCTGAGCAGTTGCGCTTGCAAACGCTGTCCCAATAAGTCTTCTTGAACACTGTGCCGATGATGGGGAGCATCAGCAGCATCTTGTCCATGTCTTCTTCCCAACCCTCCATTTCATTGAGGAGTTGGTAGGTCATGTAGGTGCCAATACGATTGGCCTTCTCTAGCTTAGACCCATCCGGGTCCTTGCCAATAACCTCAACCTTAACTAAGTCTTGGGTGGAAGGAACGAGAGAAGGGTAGGCACGAGCATTAAACTGCATCGCCGCCGTTGACAAGAGCGGATACTTCACGTTGGAAGCATTCGCCCACGGCCAACTCTTCTCTTCCTTAACCTGTAGAGCAAGCTTGGTCCACTCTTCTAGCTTGCTTTCCCACTCCGTGCGGGACATAAGGTCGCGCTCGAAGCCCTCTCGGCATTGTTTGCCGATGTCTTCTAGCTCATCTTCGTCAAGGGTTTCTGCAATGTTCTTAGCCTCAATGAGAGCACGCATGCTCTCTTGGCTTTCATCATCATCAGTATCTTGACCTTGGTCAATATCCTGTGACTGCGCTTCGTCCGGAGTTGGCGTAAGTTCGTCCATATTCTTCCTGATATTCTTCCTCGTCGCGTTCTTGTTGGGTTGGTGCTTCCATCACCTTATCTAGTAACATACCTAGATAGGCATAAGCATCCACTTGGTCGTCGTGTTTACCACGAGGGAACGTCATTAGTTCGTTTTCAAAGTCGGGATACCAGTCCTGACCCTTGTTAAACTTAACGGTATGGGCGCGCATACGCGCTTGAATGGAGCGGCTCCGCGCAATTTTGTCTTTGCCCCCGTGCTCTAGCTGATAGAGGTTGGGCCATACATCCCAACGCACCATTTCTTCCCGCAGGAACGGCCCAATGGCCTGACTAACCTGCATCTTCTCAATGCCAAACACTTCGGGGTGATAGGCCCGTTCAAGGGCGAGTATCATGTCAACGATCTCCCGGCCGTCCATTCTTTCTTTGACCACATCGTGGATGTAGATGGTCCGGTTCTCGTCAACTGCTGCAATTAGAAACACGCTGTAGTCAGCATGTTCTTCCTTACTAATTGCCAAATCAGCCGTGATATAGTATTCTATGTATTTCTTCCTATCCTCGTCCGTAATCGGATGGAAGTCGGCTCGCTTGAAATAGCTAACCGTCTCGTCGATAGGAATGTTCAGGTATTCTTGGGAGTATTGCTCTGGCAAACCTTGGTCAAGGAAGCCTTGACGTAGCTGCTGGAAGTAGGCCTTCGCTCCGTTCAGTCCCTCTTTCTTAGCTGCCGCATCAAACTTGGA